ATGACACATAATGAACGAATTGTGATACTAGGCAAGATTGGTGAAAATATTGTTTCTAACTGGTTGAGTCGTACTGGTCATGTGGTTGAGTTGTCTCTAGACAACTATGATCGTCAAAAAGATATGACAGTCGATGGTGAACGTCTAGTAGAAGTTAAGACAGAGCAGCCATACGTAATGCGCAACTGTGTTTCTTTCCGACCAAGTCAGTTAAAGAAATGTAGTTCTGTTGATGACCTCTATGTTGTCACATCACCTGCATTGATCAATACGAGTTATAAACACAACGGCAAAATCTTCAGGATTGATCCAAAAAACTTTAATAGTTTCAGGTATACAACCAAGTTTGGTGTTGATATGATTGGTATTCCATTTGATCAACCTGCGGTGGAAGAAGTATACATACTCAGTGAAAAAGAAAAGCGTGAGTTGATGAAATACTCACATTCTGAATACAAGCGTATGTAGGAGAATAAGTAATGTCAGTAAGTTACTCAGCAGTATTTCTAGCGAATGGTACACAGATAGGTACTACTACAGGTCAAACATCAGGCATTGACATTCAAGAAGAAATGAATGATGTTGCCAACTACTTCAGAGGTAATACTCTTGGAGTTTCGACTCTAGGAGTACAAAACTGGGACACTTTGAACATTACAGCGAACAGTCAACAATATTCATTTAATAGGTAATAATGCATGATCCATGTTTCTAAACGCGATGGTAGTAAAGAACCTCTAGACCTAAACAAGTTCCATCGTGTATGTCAGTTTGCGTGTGAAGGGCTTTCTGGTGTATCTGTATCAGAACTTGAAATCAAAACAAAGATTCAGTTTCACAATGGCATCACGTCCAAGGACATTCAAGAAACGCTGATCAAAGCCGCGGCTGATCTTATCTCTGAAGAAACACCTAACTACCAATACGTTGCTGGTCGTCTAATCAACTATCAGTTGCGTAAGGAAGTTTATGGTCGATATGATCCCAAGCCTTTATTGCAACATCATGATAGAGTTGAAAGTCTAGGTTATTATGATAGAAATCTTTCAAAGGTGTATTCTTGGGATGAATGGGCAGAACTTGGTGATTATATCGACCATGATCGTGACAATCTTCTTACCTATGCTGCAATGGAGCAGTTTCGTGGTAAGTATCTAATCAAGAATCGTGTTACTGGTCAGTTCTACGAAACGCCTCAGATGGCATTCATGTTGATCGCCATGACATTGTTTCAAAACTATAAAACAGACCGTATCAAGTGGGTAAAGGAACTATACGATGCTATCTCTACATTTGACATTAGCTTGCCTACTCCTATTATGGCTGGAGTTCGTTCTCCTCAGCGTCAGTTTAGTTCTTGCGTGCTTATTGAGTCGGATGATTCTCTCGATTCTATCAACGCTACTTCCTCTGCAATCGTTAAGTACGTTTCTCAGAAGGCTGGAATCGGAATTGGTGGTGGCCTCATTAGGGCTATTGGCTCTCCCATTCGCGGTGGCGACGCTGTTCATACTGGCGTTGTGCCATTTTGGAAGCATTTTCAAAGTGCTGTTAAGTCGTGTTCGCAAGGCGGCGTAAGAGGTGGTGCAGCAACCATCTACTATCCTCTTTGGCATCTTGAAGTAGAAGACCTTTTAGTTCTTAAAAATAACAAGGGCACAGAAGACAATCGCATTCGGCATATGGACTATGGTGTCCAGTTCAACAAGGTGATGTATGAAAGACTTCTATCTGGTGGTACAATCACGCTCTTCTCGCCTTCTGATGTGCCGGATCTCTACAAATGTTTCTTCACGGATGTTGATAAATTCCGTAGTCTCTATGAGAAATACGAACGCAATCCAAAAATCAGAAAGAAGTCCGTCCCTGCGATTGATCTATTCTCAGCCTTCATGCAAGAGCGAAAAGATACAGGACGAATCTATTTGATGAACGTTGACCATGCCAATGATCATGGTTCGTTTATCAAACATGCTGCTCCTGTTAAGATGAGCAATCTTTGTTGTGAGATTACACTACCTACAACACCACTGAAAGATATCAATGATGAAGAAGGTGAAATATCATTATGCACACTTGCCGCTATCAACTGGGGCAAAATCAAGTCACCAGAAGACTTCGAACGCCCCTGCACGATTGCAGTTCGCGCTTTGGATGCTCTACTCGACTATCAAGACTATCCTGTTAAAGCAGCGCGAAAGGGTACTAGAAATCGTCGGCCTCTTGGCGTTGGTATCATTAATTTTGCATATTGGCTCGCTAAGAACGGATCAACCTATTCTAATCCTGATCTTGACCTTGTGCATCGTTTTGCTGAAGCTTGGTCCTATTACTTAATCAAAGCTTCTGTTGATCTTGCTTTTGAGTTTGGACCTTGCGGTAAAACAAACGAAACAAAATACAGCCAAGCAATTCTTCCTATCGACACTTATAAGAAAGATGTTGATGATCTGGCTGGACCTGTGTATCATATGGATTGGGATTATGTTCGTCGTTATGCTACTTCATACGGCATTCGTAACTCAACTTTGATGGCATTAATGCCTGCTGAAACTTCTGCACAGATTAGTAACTCAACGAATGGTATTGAGCCTCCTCGTGCGTTGGTATCAATCAAGCAGAGTAAAGACGGTGTTCTAAAGCAGGTTGTTCCTGATATCAAGAAACTAAAGAATAAGTATGAGTTGCTATGGGACCAGAAGTCACCAGAGGGTTATCTGAAGATCATGGCAGTTCTACAGAAGTTTGTCGATCAAGCTATCTCCGTGAACACCTCCTACAATCCAGCCCACTATCCAGAGGGTAAGATTCCTCTATCAGAGATGATCGGGCACTTGCTGATGTTTTATAAACTCGGAGGCAAAAACCTATACTATTTTAATACAGCAGATGGCGCTGGAGAAATCGACGTTGAAGATTCGGCCGATGATGATTGCTCTTCCTGTAAGATTTGATCTTTGGTGATATTGAATCCATCACGAAAAGCTTTGTCTTGATTATACCACCTCATATATAAAGTGTTGTATTTGTATCCATTGTTGAGTGCCCAAGTTTTTAGACAATCGATTTGAACTTGGTGACCATCTTTATAATGTAATGTCCAGTTCTGTGCCATTGGATTCTTTGATCCAGAAAATAACGACTTTCTTAGCTGTCTGGTCTCATCAGTCACACCATTCTTGTAACGAGATTTTCTTGTTATCCAGATATTGTCGGTGTGTTGTTTTGTGGGGACTCTACCTGAAAGTCCTTTGCTTATTTTTAGTCTATGTTCTAGCGTATGTGGTTTACCTGGCTCAAATCCACCGTCGATTCTTTCTGTGACAAGATTTGCCCACTCGTTAGATTCAACTATATTGTGTTCTTTGGAAAAAGACAGAGCGAAGTTTATTGCTTCATTTTTATCTTGAAATGTGTACATTTCTATGGTATAAGGAACTACATTATGTTTCTTGATATGCCTCATCCAGATGGTGCCAGATCCTTTATATTTGTAAGGATCTTTGCTAACGGTCTTACCGAAATACTTTAGACCACAGTGGGGACATTGTTTGACATATAGATAAATAGTCATAGCTGATGCTCCTGTTTAGCGTTAGTGTGGCTGGATACTGGAATATCGCGAGTCACATCTTATTTATACAAAGGAGTTTTTATATTATGCGTTACTGGCTCGATTGTGAATATAACGGCTTCGGAGGGCAGCTACTTAGTCTAGCTTTGGTACGTGAAGACGGGCATAGCCTATATATCAAATATGAGACAATCCAAGAGATTGATCCATGGGTTGCTATAAATGTTATGCCCGTCATTATTAATGTACCCAAAGGCGTTAAGATGCAAGTTGCTTCTCTATTGGACAATCGCGGCGCACATATGATCAAAGAGTTCTTCGGAGATGATCCATGCCCTGTGATTACTACAGATTGGCCAGATGACATCAAGTATCTTTGTCAGGCAATGATCACTGGTCCAGGTGAGATGATTGCCGTTCCTAGGATCATCTTTGATATGGTGCGCGTTGATGCTTATCCAACTACACTACCTGGTGCTATTCGACACAATGCTTGGTGGGATGCTTCTGCACTAAAGCACATGTTTGAAAGTGTCTAGTTATGCGATATATTCGAATAAATAATAACAAATGGGAAGAGAACGGCAAAGTCTACGAGGTGGTTGAAGCTAAGAACTATTCAAACTCCACCAAGATTGACTTTGTTTTAAAAGATGAAACTCATGTTTGGCGACAAACTTTTCCTGCAAATCAAGTAGAATGGATAGACGAAAGCGATGTCAGTTTTTAATAACAACAGATTTGACGCAACACAACAGACTTGCTTCTTTGGTGAGAATGTAAACATCGCTAGATATGACAAACAACGCTATCCAATCTTTGAAAAACTAACTGATAAACAACTCGGTTTCTTCTGGCGACCAGAAGAAGTTGATCTGTCTCGCGATGGCAAAGACTTCAAGGCACTAAATGACCATGAGAAACACATTTTTACCTCGAACCTTAAGCGTCAGATTCTACTTGATTCTGTACAAGGTCGGGCTCCTTCGCTTGCTTTCCTCCCTGTGTGTTCGCTACCAGAGTTGGAGACCTGGATCCAAACTTGGGCTTTCAGTGAGACGATTCATAGTAGATCGTACACTCACATCATTCGCAATGTATACAGTGATCCAAGT